CACAGACAGTGGTAAGGGACTTAAAATTAGAAGTATAAAAAAAAATAATTAATTAAAAAAAAATAGTAAAATTATGGCAGGATCAGTCCAAGCAGCTCCAGGTTTTGATTTGCAACCAAGTTCGCATCAAACACCTTTAGCATCGAATTATATTACTGACTTCAACTTTTTGAACCAGTACTTACCAGACACGTATGAAAAAGAATTTGAACGTTACGGTAACAGAACAATCTCCTCATTCATTAGAATGGTAGGAGCAGAAATGCCTTCTAACTCAGACCTTATCAAATGGGCAGAGCAGGGAAGACTACACACTAAATATGTTGATTGCGGTACTGTAACAGTTGTTGATGGAGGAGAAGCAGTTTTCCAGATTAACGACACGTTAAATCCAGCAGGATCTACGGTACAGCCTGGTTCAGGCGCTACACCTCAGGTTGCAATTAGAGTTGGTCAGACGGTTGTTGTTGTAAACAATGACGGTTCGGGTGAGTTTAAAGCTATTGTTATAGCGGTAGACCTTACAAACAGTCAGGTAACTCTTGCATTTTATGATGCTGCAGGTTACACGGGTGGAACAGGAGTAGCAAATGCTGATGCAAGCATCTTCATTTATGGTTCTGAATTTAGAAAAGGAACAAACGGAATGCAAGGTTCTTTAGAAGCTGACGATTTCATCTTTGAAAATTCACCAATTATCATCAAAGACAAGTACGCAGTATCAGGTTCTGATATGGCGCAGATCGGATGGATTGAGGTGGCTACAGAGAATGGGGCTACAGGTTACCTATGGTACTTAAAGTCTGAGCATGAAACTCGTTTACGTTACGATGACTACCTTGAAACAGCAATGATTGAAGCAGTTCCTGCTGAAGCTGGTTCAGGTGTGTTAGCTCAAACTACTTCAGACCAGGTTGGAAACAAAGGTTCTGAGGGTGTATTCTATGTGGTACAAAACAGAGGTAATGTATGGTCAGGTGGAAACCCTAACGCATTAGCAGATTTTGATGCAATTATTTCTCGTCTAGATAAGCAAGGTTCTATTGAAGAAAATGTTATTTTCTTAAACAGAGACTTTGGATTTGATATAGATGATATGTTAGCAGCACAAAACTCTTATGGAGCAGGTGGTACATCTTATGGTCTTTTTGATAACGACCAGGAAATGGCGCTTAACTTAGGATTTACAGGATTCCGTAGAGGTTATGACTTTTACAAGACTGACTGGAAATACCTGAACGATCCAACAATGCGTGGAGGTGTAGACGGAACAGGAAGCATCAATGGTTTATTAGTGCCTGCAGGTTCAACTACAGTGTACGACCAAATCCTTGGAAAGAATGCTAAACGTCCTTTCTTACATGTTCGTTACAGAGCTTCAGAAACTGAAGACAGACGTTACAAAACTTGGATTACTGGTTCTGCTGGTGGTGCAAGAACATCTGACTTGGATGCAATGGAGGTAAACTTCTTGAGTGAAAGAGCTGTATGTACTTTAGGTGCAAACAACTTCTTTATCTTCCAAGACTAAGTAGCTTAAATATAGAGGTGGCAGAAACCTTAGAAGGGATGCCACCTCTTTTTTATAAATTAAATTTAAATTATATCTAATGAAAAAAAATATCCAATTAGTAGACAAGGTCTACAAGTTAACAAGGAATGCAGCACCTTTATCTTTTATGCTTGCAACAAGACACACTAGAAGATTTCCATTACTTTGGTTAGACGAAGAGGAGGGGGTTCAAAGAGCTTTACGTTATGCTAGAAACCAGAAATCACCTTTTGAGGATGAGCAGGATGGTAATGCTATATTAGAGCCTGTAATTTTTGAGGATGGATTCTTAAGGGTTCCTAAATCAAACCAAATATTACAGAGGTTTTTATCTTTACACCCACACAATGGAGTAAAATTCAAAGAACTTGACAACTCTAGAGATGCGAAAGAGGTTGTTGAAAATATTAATATAGAGGTTGACGCAATGATAGAGGCACGTTCTTTATCTATAGTTCAACTTGAAACCTTAACGAGAGTTTTATTTTCTAAAGACCCATCTAAGATTAGTACAGATGAAATGAAGAGAGATATATTAGTTTATGCTAGAAGAGATCCACATGAGTTTATGGCTCTAATTAGTGATCCTGTATTAAAACTTCATTCAACCGTACATAAGTTTATTGAGGAAGGCTTTATTAAGTTTAGAAACAAAAACAAAGAAGTTTGGTTTAACACCAAAACAAATAAGACAAGGCTCTGCACTATACCTTTTGGTGAAGACCCTATATATATAATATCGTCTTTCTTTCAGTCAGATGATGGTATAGACGCATTAAAGCATTTAGAACATCTGTTAGATATATAATTAAATTTAACACCAAAAAAGAAGGAGGTCATTTTTATGGCCTCTTTTTTTTTTAAGTATATTTGTGTAAATAATAGTTAAGATGATAAACGATATAAGGAATACGGTTTTAGCTGTGTTAAACAAAAATAACTACGGGTATATATCTCCACAAGATTTTAATTTATATGCACAGCAGGCTCAAATGGATTTATTTGAGGACTACTTCTATGCTTATAATTATCAGGTAAACAAAGAAAACCAAAGAACATCAGGCACGGGGTATGCAGACCTAAAGAAGGGTTATGTTGAGGTCATTGATTTTTTTTCTGTAACTGCAAATTTAACTCAAGGTTTTGCTGCACAAAATTATTTTTTACCTTCATTAACTACTACAGGATCTGACTACTACTTAATAAACAAAATATTTACAGGAAACACAGAGCTAGAAAGGGTAGAGCAGGGTAAAATACTTTTACTTAACTCATCTCCATTAACAGCACCTTCTACTATGTTTCCCGCATATACTACCGAGGGTGATACCGCAACAGTGTATCCAATCCCTACTTCTGGTTTTGTTGTGGGTTGTCAGTATATTAGGTATCCTAAAGCTCCTAAGTGGACATACATAGATTTAGGAACAAACAGTGAGCCTGTGTTCGATCAAACACAGCCTGACTATCAAGACTTTGAGTTGTTTCCAGATGATGCAACAGACTTGACTATGAAAATATTACAATACGCAGGGGTTTCTATACGTGAGGCATCTGTTGTGCAATACGCAGGAGCTAAAGAGGCTGCTGAAACTAACAGCGAGAAATAGATATGTCATACATTAGCCAATACGAATACTACGAGAATGGAGGTAATCTACCTGAAGATGCTAACTGGGGGTCATACCAGTACGTGTCTCTTAAAGATATAGTTGTAAACTACCAGTTGATGTATTCAGGAAATCATTCACTTGTAAACAATGAGGAAAGGTATAAAATATTATTCCATGCCAAGAGGGCAATACAGGAATTAAACTATGACGCGTTTAAAGAGATAAAAGTTTTACAGTTAACTGTTTGTGAAGAGCTTAGGTTTGTACTACCTTCTGACTATGTAAACTGGGTTAGAATATCTTACTACCAGGATGGTGTTATAAGGCCAATGGTAGAAAATATTCAGGTAAACTCTGCAAAGGCATATCTACAGGCTAATGACTGCAGGATATTATTTGATCAGAATGGAAACGCTTTACAGCCTGAGTATTCTCCATTAGACTTTGATAGAATAACAGGACAGAAGCCAAGTATATACCTCAACAGTTTAAGTCCTTACAATGGATTAGAGGGGTACGAGGATGATGGGTGTTGGTACTTTGATTTTGCTGTAGGCGCAAGGTACGGGCTAAACACGGAGACAGCAAACGCCAACCCTACTTTTAGGATAGACAAAAAAGCGGGTGTTATAAACTTTGATTCTACGATGGCTAACAATAGCTGTATACTAGAGTATGTTTCTGACGGAATGGAAAACGGAGAAGATACGCAGGTTACGGTAAACAAATTATTTGAAGATTATGTCTATGCGTATATTAGCTATCAAATATTAAACGGTAAGTTAGGGGTTCAGGAGTATGTGGTTAACAGGGCTAGAAAGGCTAAATCAGCTCTTCTAAGGAACGCAAAAATAAGATTAAGCAATATACACCCAGGACGATTATTAATGAATCTGAGAGGCAGAGATAAGTGGATAAAATAGTATGGCTAAAATTCAAAGAAACTTTATAGCAGGTAAAATGAATAAGGGGGTTGACGAAAGACTCGTGCCTAACGGACAGTATATTGATGCTGTAAACGTAAGGCTAGGTTCTTCAGAGTCTACTGAAATAGGCGCCCTTGAAAACTCCAAAGGTAACACAAGGCTAACGTCTGTGTCTTACCTTGGACAGCCATTAAGTGACAAAGCTAGATGCCTTGGCGCATTTGAAGATGGCGCAAATGAAACCATATATTGGTTTATACATGACTCAAATTTTGGAGTTACAAGCCCAACAGGGAAAATAGACTTAATTGTTTCCTTTAACACCATAACTAATACACTGGTATATCACGTGGTTAGCGTTGCAAACACTAGCGTATCACCCACTAGTAATGTTTTAAACTTTAATGATGAATTTTTATTTACAGGCGTAAACCTTGTGGATGGTCTATTGTTTTTTACAGACAACTACAACCCGCCTAGGTTTATAAACGTAAACAGAAAGTATTCAAACCCGTCAGGAACACCTTTAGTAGACGGAGGTGGTAATGCTGCTTTATTAGAAGAGTCTTTACTGGTTATAAAAAAACCACCTTATAGTGCTCCTGGTATTGAATTAGCAATAACCTCAGGTGGTGATGAAAATTATTTAGAAGAGCGATTTATTTGTTTTGCATACAGGTATGAATATCAGGACGATGAATACTCAGCAACCTCACTGTTTTCAGATGCAGCATTTACCCAAAAACCATTTATTTTTAGTACGGCAGCGTACTTAAATGATGGCGCTGTAAATAGATTTAACACTGCTATTATTACCTATAACTCTGGTGGCCCTTTAGTCACCGCTATACAACTATTATTTAAAGATAGTGATGGCATTATTATTAAGGTTATAGAAAAGTTGAACAAATCAAATCTAGGTTTAGCAAATAACACTAACTATACTTACACCTTTAGAAATAGCAAAATATTTACTATACTACCAGAGGGTGAATTACTTAGGCTGTATGATAATGTTCCATTGTTAGCTAAAGCTCAAACACTTATGGGTAATAGGCTTATGTATGGGAATTACATTGAAAACTATAACCTGTTAGATATCAACGACTCACCTGTAAGGTTTGAGTTTGAAACTAAACTTATAACTGAACTGATAGGTTTTAAAGAGTTAGAAGGTTCTAAAGACAATGTTAGCTATAACTTTGGGTCTGCAGTAACCGTTACAGATGCACAGCTTGTGTTTGACCTTACGGACATTGAACTAAAGGCAGGGTCTCTTATATCTATTGACGGATCCTTCTCTCATAGTTCATTTGCAGTAAACACACCCTCGGAGCAAACGCAAGAAACTGAGGCTGTATTTGGCTATACATTAAACCAAGACTTTAGTAGCGTATATGAACTTGCTACAAGTGTAGATTTCCAGGAAAAAATAGGTATTGGTAATCCAGGCGGTAACATAAAACCAATATATGACTCTGATCCTTTGGAGGAAACGTCTTGTGATGGAGCAACATTTACAGATGTAGTTAACTGTAACATACCTACAACATTAGACTCAAATGAACCTACAACATGGACAAAGTTTGAGAGTGGAATATCTGCAGCAAATCAATCTATAAGGATTATAACATCTCCAGGTTCTAATAAAATAGGATTAGAGATTGTTGCTGTTAGAAGGGTAGATGATGTGGCAGCTCCAACACAGAGTGCTTATGAATATTTTAAATGGAATATAGTTGAAGTAACATTTCAAGAGATAAGCGACACAAAAAGTCTGCATAGCAACAGAGATTATGAGACGGCTATTCTTTACATGGATGATTTTAACAGGTCTACAACGGCGTTAGTTAGTCCTAACAACAGCGAACACATTCCTTGCGGAGACTCTGATAAAAAAAATAATATTCAGGTAACTATCCCGACAACACAAAAGCCTCCGTTCTGGGCAACAAAGTATAAGTTTGCTATTAAGCCTAGTGCTGAAACGTATGACACTATTTACACAAACATATTTTTTGCAGACACATTAACTAATGACACTTATTTCTTGTTAGAAGGTGAGAACCAAAGGAAGGTTGAAACAGGCGACAGGTATATTGTAAAGGCAGACACAAGTGGTCCTTTACTTAGGTGTGCATATGCAACCGTTTTAGAAAAGGAGGCTAAGGAAGCTGACTTTTTAGATAATCCTCCTACAGTAGGAGATCCCCCAGTTGATATTAAGTTACCTACAGGGACGTACATGAAAATGCAAGCACAGGACTTCTCTACTGCACTAGGCGAAAAACCAGTTATATCACCAGGAAAGCAAAACAGAACTGTGAAAAAAGGTGGAGACTTTCCTATTTTAGGATATACAGGATTTGGCGACAGAGAGGATTCAGGGTCATTTACAAACTATGATATACCTGCAGGAAGTAGAATTACTATAGACTTTGATTTTTCAAGGAGGGGTACTGGTGGTGGTAATAAAAAATGTGAGAAAAGAATATACAGGCTTGATGCTACGCTAACCGCATCTAGGGATTATGATAACATCATTGATTGGTTTAATGGGGATAACGCACAAGCGATTTTAAATACAGGGCAGGCAGATATTGGTGACGGTGGTACTGTTGATAACATATACATACCCACCACTGCAGATGAAAACTCGCCAGGTGGTGAGGCGTCCTATGGTATTACGCCTGACTTAGGTATTAACTACTACAGGTGGTATCAAAACACTGTTACAGGGGAAATACGTTTTGCTGCTTCTGGTACGGTTTCGTGCAACGGAAGCGGTAGAAAAAGACATTCTGCGGTAGTTATGACATGGACAATTTTTAGAGCAGAAAACACACTTGTTTTTGAAACAGAGCCAAGTGACGCACAGCCAGACGTTTGGTATGAGGGGTCACAGGTTTTTGATATCGTAAAGGAAGGGTGTCTATTTGACCTTACTGTTGATGCAGCAGAACCAGTTGCTATTGCTTTTGAATATACACTGCAAGGTGTTCAAGAACAAGTTGTTGTTAATCCTGGCGAGTCAATACAAAACATAAACGGTGACTGTGGTTCTATGGCTACATCCGCATCTACGCCACCAAACAATCCGTCTAACGTTACAATAACATCTACGGCAGTAGAAAACGTTCACCTAGGAAACATTCAGTCGCAGACAGCAACACAGCCTGCTATTATAGACACATCGTTCTTTAACTGTTTTGCTTTTGGTAACGGTGTTGAGAGTTATAAAATAAGGGACTCTCTTATTGGGAAGCCACTACTATTAGGAAACAGAGTGACCACCACATCTTCTGAGGATTACAGGCAGGCTAATCGTTTTGCTGATATTACTTATAGTGGTATATATAACGATGAAAGTAATGTAAACAAGCTTAATGAGTTTAACTTAGGTCTCTTGAATTTTAAAAGAACTGAAGAATCTTTTGGCCCTATTCAAAAAATAATGGGCAGAAGTACTGACGTGTTAACCCTACAGGAGGATAAAATATCCTACGTTTTGGCTGGTAAAAATTTACTATCAGACGCTGCGGTTGGGGGTGCTATTACATCTGTCCCAGAGGTATTAGGTACTCAGATAGCTAGACTTGAAGAGTACGGTATAAGTTTTAATCCTGAAAGTTTTGCTGTGTATGGATATGATAAATACTTTACAGACCAAAAGCGTGGTGCTCTAATACAACTTAAAGGCAGTTCTTATTCTAATGAGCAGTTGACTGTTATATCTGAGGCAGGAATGCGTTCCTGGTTTAGGGATAGGTTTATAGAAGCGCCAAACAAACAAAAGCTAGGTGGTTACGACCCGTATATGAATGAATTTGTTCTTGGACTAAACGACAGGGATTTACCATTAGAAGATGTGTGTACTGACTGTGGTGTGACTCAGTTTTTTATACACAAAGAAAATTCAAAAGGAAAATTATTTTGTTTCGATGTTGGTCAATTAGTTGGAGATGTATTGATTGATATAAATTTAAGTAATTTTGCTGGAGGTCAGTTTAATGTTGCAGTAACATACGGAGCTTTAACAAGTTTTGTTCCTTTAATTAATGGAGCAAATACAATTACCGTAAATAAAAATCAGGTATTAGTAGATAAGGTAGAGATTTTCTTTCAAGGAGGTAATAATGATGCAGATGTGGATTTTACTGTTAACTGTCCAGACGCAGATGACATACAGATATTTCAAATATGTGTTTCTGACAATGCAAGCGCGGGTGAGTTTATACACAACGAATACAGGTGGGTTGATGGAGATTTTATATCTCCATTACATCAGGATCAGGTAGAACTACAAACGTCAAATATTGCACCTATTGTGTCTCAGTATGCCTTCGTGTTAGGAGAGCAAGGCGCGGGTATAATACCTGCGGATGGCGCAAGTGTTTCTATAATATCAAACAAAATTGCTCCCACAGACACCTTTGTGTTTGAAACACCACCAATGAATTTTAAATATTTAAGGACTAGTACGCTATACGCCAACACTCCTGCATCTATTCAAAACCTAATAACTGCAGCAACATCAGCAGGCGCTGTAGACAGCTCTGGGTCACCCTCTAAATACTTGTCTACATTTACAATGCCTTCAGGTGGTAATGGTGACTACTTGTATCTAATATATGACTACAGGAATCCTGTGTTAGCATCGCTGTGCTATTCAAACGTAAACAATACAGACGCATGCTGTGGCTGTAATTAAAATAAATAATTATGAAATATACAAATAGTTGGAAATCAAAAACAAAACAGGCA